CTTCGTCCGGCACGCTGCGAGTCGGTGAAGACCGCGAAGGCGGTTGGTACGAGATTGATCTACCGAACACGACGGTTGGTCGCGACGTTGCTGAGCTTCTGAAGCGGGGCGACCTTCAGGGGTCGTCATTCACGTTCCGGGTGCTCGACGGCGGGCAGCGACGTGCCGAGAACGACGACGCTGAGTCGGGTCTACCCATTCGGGAGATCACGGCTATGGACGTCAGGGAGCTGGGCCCGGTTACGAACCCTGCCTATCTCTCAACTCAGGCTTCTCTTCGCTCGATTGAAGAGGCGCTGAGCATCGGGGAGTTCGCGCCCCCGGCTTCTGACGAAGTGCGCGATTCCCAGCCGGACGGCGACACAGCCCCGGCTTCTCACCCTGACGCGCGTGCCCTAGTCCGCGCGCTTTCTAAGTAAGGAGTGTCCGCATGGACGCGACTACCCTGAGCGCCAACTTTGAGGCGCGCGAGCGTGCGACCGCTGAGCTTCGGGCGCTGACTGATGAGTTCGCCGGTAAGCCCATGGACGCCGACGCGACCGCGAAGGAAGAGCGGCTTCTGTCTGCCGTCGCTGACTTTGACGGCCGTATCAAGCGTGGCATTGAGGCCATCAAGGCGACCGACGCTGTGACTTCGCTTCTGTCGGGCCTTCAGGGTTCCGGCTCCGGCGCCCAGCGTTCCGCCGACGTTGACGACGACGCCACCCTTCGAGCGGGCAACCTGGGCGAAGCGCGTTCCTTTGAGTTCGCCCCGGAGAAGCGCGACGGCACGAAGGCCGGTAACCCGAACGTTCTGAGCCGCACCCTTTACGGTCAGCTCATCGCTCAGGCGGTCGAGCGTTCCGCGATCATGCGCGGCGGTGCGACCACGTTCACTACGTCCGACGCCAACCCGCTTGACTTCACTGTGATCACGGGTCGGTCGAGCGCTGCGATTGTCGGTGAGAACGGCGAGATTCCCGAGTCTTACCCGTCGACTACTCAGCGCAGCATGGGCGGATTCAAGTACGGCTTCGCGTCTGTCGTGTCGTATGAGTTCGCCACTGACCAGGTTCTTGACCTTGTCGGCTTCCTGGTTTCCGACGCCGGTCCGGCTATCGGTGACGCCATGGGTCGCCACTTCATCACGGGTACCGGTACCGGTCAGCCGCGCGGCATTCTGACCGACGCTTCTCCGGCCACTGCCACGTTCGGCGCGACCGCTGACGACTCGACTGTTTCCGACGCGCTGATTGACCTTTTCCATGAGGTGCCTTCGGCGTACCGGGCGAACGCGAAGTACGTTGTCAACGACGTGCGCGCGGCTCAGATGCGCAAGCTCAAGGACGCGAACGGTCAGTACCTGTGGCAGTCCGGTCTTACCGTCGGCGCCCCTTCGCTCTTCAACGGCAAGGTCGTTGAGACTGACGACGGCATGCCCGCGACGAAGATCCTGTTTGCCGACCTGAGCAAGTACCGCGTCCGCTTCGCCGGTTCGCTGCGTGTCGACCGTTCGGTTGACGCGAAGTTCAGCACTGACCAGATCGTTTACCGATTCCTTCAGCGTGCTGACGGCCTTCTGGTCGACGCGCGCGGGGCGAAGGTTCTGACTGTCGGTGCCTGAGCCTAGGTGTGGGGGCGCTCCGTCTACTCACGTGAGTACACGGGGCGCCCTTGCCCTGGGTCCCTTGGAAGGGGCTTAGCGTGGCGTACGCGACGATTGAAGAGCTTCGCGCGCTTGACGGGTTGGATGACGCAAGCCTGTTTCCCGATGAGCTTCTGTCCGAAGCAATCGACTTCTCTGTTGAGACGGTTGAGGCGTACACGGGTCAGAAGTGGGACACAGCCGAGAACCCGACGCCGGAAACGATCCGGTGGTGTGTGCGCACCCTGGGGCGGCAATACGTGCTCGACCATGTGTCGCGCATTCCTGATCGTGCCCTTCAGCTTCAGTCTGAGTTCGGCTCGATTCAGCTTGCCCAGGCTGGGGGTAGTTGGCGCCCGACGTCGCTGCCCGAAGTGAACGCGAAGCTGAACCTGTATCGCGTCCGCCTTCCGTTCATCTTCATGTGAGGGGTTGCGCGTGGCGCTGATCTTTGACGCGAAGGTTGCACTGTTCAACGCACTGAAGGCCGCTGTGCCGACGGGCGTTCAGTGCACCTTCGCTGAGACGGGAGACAACTCCCGTAGAAAAGCTGTGTGGTTGGGGGCGACCACTGACGACGACCTTGCCCCAGCGGCTATGCGCTCCGGTGCGAAGCCGACGAACGTGACCGGCTACGTAGAAGCGCACGCCGTTGTCACGACCCCGGGAAACCCGATTGACGCTGAGCGTGCCGTGTACGAGATACGCGACCACGTGAAGACGGCATGCGCGGCACTGAACGCCGACCTTGTTTCGGTTCCCGGCTTGCTCGACGTCCGGCCGGAATCGGCTTCCGTCGAATCCACTGAAACCACTGACGGCGCTTATTCGGCGCTGACTGTTCGCGTCCGTGTTCGTGGGCGCGTCTACCAATAGAAGGGGGCGCACGCATGGCGCTTGACGCAAGCATTGGCATTGGGCGGGAAGACACTTACGGGACTCTGTCCGCCGTCGTTGAGGGATACGAGGGGCAGGCGGATAGCTGGAAGACCACTCGTGAGTTCATTGAGTCTGTCGGCTTCCGTGCCGGAATGCAGACTGCCCGCGCTGACCGCCGGAACGTGGTCAACATGGGTGGCGAAGGTGAGCTTGAAGTTGACCTTCTGGACGCCGGAGCCGGTTCCCTTCTGACGTCCGCATTCGACAAGGTCACGGTTACTGACACGGGCGGCGTTCGGACTACGGTCCTTGAGACGTCCGACGTGACTCAGGCGCCTTCGTTCTCGGCTCAGATGGTTCGCCCTGGGACCGACGGCACGAAGGCCGCGTACAAGCACAAGGGCTGTGTTGCAACTGAGTGGTCGCTGACCGCTGAAGTTGAAGAGGCCGTGAAGCTTGCTGTGACGTTCGACTTTCAGGACGTCGAGCACACGACCAACCCGGCTCAGATTGTCGCGCCGACGTACCCCCTGACGGCGTACCCGTACGACTGGACCCGGACCGGAGTCGAGCTTTCAAAGGACGGCAGCGCGGTCACGTTCGACGCCACTTCGCTTGAGCTTACGGGCGACCTGGGCATGAAGACGGACCGGCGCTTTCTCCGCTCCAATGAGCTGAAGAAGAAGCCGATTCGCAACGCTGTGCCGACGTACGAAGGCACCCTTGAGGGTGAGTTCAGCGCGTCGTCTCTGACCCTGTACGAAGCCTTCATTGCGGGTGATCTGTGCGCGCTGAAGGTTGAGTTCGTCGGCGTGCTGCCCGGCTCTTCGCTGACCGTTGAGGCTCCGGCGATTCAGTTCACGGGCGAGTCTCCCGAAGCGGCTACGGACGAAGTCACGGTTCACAACCTGCCGTTCCGCATTCTCGACCCGGGCGACGGCACTGCCGCAATCAAGCTCACGTACGTCGAGCCGGGTACTCCGGTCGAGCCGTAATGGCGCAGCGAAGTGCGTACACGATTCGTGTTGACGGACTTCGTGAGTTTCAGCGGAACGTGCGGACCCTGAAAGACAAGGAACTGAACAAGGCTGTGCGCGAAGCCAACAAGGCTTCCGGCGAAGTTCTGATTCCCCAGGCGAAGCATGAAAGCCCGGACGGTAAGCGCGACGCGAAGTCGAGCAAGAAATACCGTCCGGGCAAGCTGGACAAGTCCATTAAGGTCACGGCTTCCGCGAAGGGTGCCGTCATCAAAGCCGGTTCGGCGTCACGTGTTCCGTACGCCGCCGCAATTCACTTCGGTTTCAGGAAGCGGAATATCCGCCCGAACCGATTCCTGTTTCGTGCCATGGCCCGTAAGTCGGACGTCGTGGCCGCTACGTATGAACGCCGCATTGACGCCGTCGTTCGCAAATTCTTGGAGAGTTGATATGCCCGCTAAGAAGCCTGCCTTCGTTGCCCCCGACAACTTCACCCTTGACCTGAAGCTTGATTCTCTGACGCTCGATGAGATTGACGCAATCGAAGAGATCACGGGTCAGCCGCTCGACGCGCTGAACAAGCCGGGTGCTCGACGCGCCCCGATGCTGAAGGCCATGGCCTACGTGACCATGAAGCGCAAGTACCCGGAGTTCACCATTGAGGACGCCGGAGCGCTGAAGATCAACCTGAAGGGCAAGGGCAAGCCGGACCCTACCGAAGCCAACGCGTGATTGCTTGCGCGCGTCTCGTGTCCCACTTCCGGGGGCTTACGTGGTCGGACGTGCGCGGCATGGAACTTCGAGATTTCAACGCGTTGGTTGAACAGATGGCTGAAGACATTGAGGCGGAACAGAAGCAACTTCGCCGGTCTTCGCGTGGACGTAGTGGCGGCAGTAGCGGCACGGCTAGCGGCAATGAGCGACGCACGCCGGTTATGACTTAGGGGGTGCGTCGTGGCTAAGCCGATTCAGGTCACAATCATGGGTGACGCCGAGCAACTGTCACAGACACTTGACGAAGCGTCGGATGAGATCAGTGCATTCGGTGAGACGGCGAAGGGGCTTGCCGCTGTAGCGGGTGGCGCTATCGCCGTCGGCATCGGCGCCGGTATCGCTGAGGCACTTGAGCGGGAAGCCGGGAACGACGTTCTGACGGCTCAGTTGGGCGCGTCTCCGGCTGAGGCTAAGCGGCTGGGTGAAGCGGCCGGAGAAGTGTACTCAGCGGGTTACGGCGAGTCTGTTGCCGACGCGAACGAAGCCCTGAAGAACCTTTGGCAACAGGGGCTTGTTCCTGCCGGAGCGACCGCCGACGAAATGGCCAACATTTCGAAACAGGCAATGGACGTGTCTACCGTCCTGGGTGACGACGTCGGGCCTACGGCAAATGCGGTTGGTCAGATGTTGAAGACCGGTCTTGCGAAGAATGCGGGTGAGGCATTCGACATTCTGACGAAGGGCGCCCAGGAAGGCGCGAACAAGTCGGAAGACTTGCTTGACACCTTCAACGAATACGGCGTTCAGTTCAAGGGGCTGGGGCTCGACGGCAAGACCGCAATGGGTCTTCTGTCTCAGGGTCTCAAGGGTGGCGCCCGTGACGCTGACCTTGTTGCCGACTCTATGAAGGAGTTCGGCCTAATCGTCCGCGCGGGTGGGGACACGGTCAATCAGGCGTACGCGAAGATTGGCCTTTCCGGCAAGGACATGACGAAGGCCGTTGCCGAAGGCGGACCGGCGGCAGCGAAGGCGCTTGACCAGACTCTTGACAAGCTTCGTGCCGTGAAGGACCCGGCGGAGCGTTCGGCGTTGGCCGTTCAGCTCTTCGGGACCCAGGCTGAAGACATGCAAGATGCCCTTTTCGCGCTCGACCCTTCGAAGGCCGTTGAGTCGCTGGGCAAGGTCGACGGAGCCGCGAAGACCGCCGGTGAAACCATGCACGACAACGCCGCGAACAAGATGAAGGAATTCACCCGGAGCCTGACGACTGGGCTTGTTGACTTCCTGGGCGGCACGGTCATACCGGTTGTCGAGACGTTCGCAAGCAAGCTGGGCGGCGTGGCGTCGGCTATCCAGACAACGGCGTCGTTCATCTCTCAGCACAGCACGACCTTCGGGATTATCGCCGGAGTGATCACGACTCTGATTCTGCCCGCGCTGATTCAGTGGGGCGTTCAGCAAGTCATTACCGCTGCGAGTGTGGTTACCGGCTGGGTCACTACGGCGGCGGCTTCGGTCACGTCGGCAGCAACCCAGGTAGCGGCATCGTGGTCGACCATTGGCGGGTGGATTGCTGCGGCGGCAAGAGCCGTCGTGTCCGGCGCTGTGATCGTTGGCACGTGGGTACTCATGGGCGTTCAGTCCATGATTCAGGCGGCTCGAATGGCGGCAGCGTGGCTAATCGCCATGGGCCCGATTGCGCTTCTGATCGCTGCAATCATCGGGCTTGTCGTCATCATCGTTGCCAACTGGGACACGATTTGGGAGTACACGAAGAAGGTCTTTCAGTGGCTTTGGGACTGGGTCAAGAAAATCTTCAATTGGCTGAAGGACCTATTCCTTAACTTCACCGGCCCCGGGTTGCTCATCAAGCATTGGGACAAGATTTGGTCGGCCACGAAGTCCACGTTCAACAACGTGAAGAACTTCGCGAAGGACGCGCTTAACGCCGTAGTCGACTTCGTCAAGGGTCTGCCCGGACGCATTCTGTCGGCGGCATCCAAGCTTCTCAGTGCGGGCAAGTCCGTCGGCGGTTACGTCATTGACGGAATCAAGAACGGGCTTAGCAAGCTGGGCGGCTTCGCGTCGTCGCTTGCTTCCGCTGTTGGTCGCGCTGCCAAGGGTGCAATCAACGGAGTGATCGACCTTCTCAACTGGGCCATTCCGAACAAGCTGGGTTGGGGCAAGCTCAGCATTGATTTGCCGGACTCCCCCATTCCCAAGATTCGCGCCATGGGTGGACCGGCTTCCGGCTGGACGCGCGTCGGTGAGCGTGGACCCGAAGACGTGTTCTTGCCGAACGGCTCGACCGTCGTGCCCAACCATCGGACCGGCTCCGGTGGCGGCGTAACCGTGAACGTTCAGACGAACGCCGACCCGTTCGCCATTGGGCGTGAAGTCGCCTGGGCGCTGCGGACGAACCCGGCGTGACGACTACTCACGTGAGTAGTCAGGAAGGGGTGTTGAAGTGGCGGAGTTGGACGACTGGACATGTGAGTTTCGGGGGCTTGTCATGGGCGTACCCGACTCCGCCATTTCGATCGTTGGCGTTGACGGTCTTCTGTCGCTGCCCGACGTACGGTCGTCAGACCTAACCCTTGTGCAGCGAAACGGCTTGTGGCCCGGACGGGACTACCTGAACGGGCGCACGGTCACGCTGACGCTTGAGGTTTACGGGTCGAGCCGGGAAGAGTTCACGAACGCCCTGAACGCCCTTCAGGCGGCGTTTCAGGCTGGGACCGATGAAAGCCCCTTCAGGTTCCGTTTCCCGGGCGCTGCGGCCGATCAGACGGCTTACGTCATGGCGCGTGTGCGTCGCCGGTCGGCGCCCCTAGACCTGAACTTTGCGTACATGACTTGCAACATGGTGGTCGAGCTATTCGCTACGGCGCCGTACATCATCGGTGACGCGCCCCGTACTCAGACCGTGCGGAGCATCAAGCGGGATGTTGTGCCGACGGGCTTCGTGCCCCCGGCAACGGTCCCTTGGGATATCGCTTCCCAGGGCACTACGCCGGTTGATCCGGTGACCCGCTTCACCCAGTACGGCAGCGTTGCGGCTCGACCTGTTGTCACGATCACGGACGGCGCTTCACCGGTCCTGATTGATGACGTGACAGGCGAGTCATTCGCGCTGAACTATGACGGCACGGTGACCATTGACGCCGCTGCCATGACGGTTACGAATGCCCAGGGTGGCGACGTTAGCGGCTTCATAGCTGACGGCTCCGTGTGGCCGGAGTACGGGCCCGGTGAGCACCGCTTGAGGCTCCGCAGTAGAGACGAATACACATCGGCTACGGCCGTTCTTACGTGGTCGGATAGGTGGGTTTAATGAGTTCCTTTGCGTGGTTTCAGAACGGTGTCGGGTACGGCGCTCCGGAGCTTGCGAATTGGCACGGACTGATTCACCAGCGGGGCGGCTTCAAGCACGTCTTCGCGTCAACGTCTGAGTTCCTTGCCAACTCGAATCAGGGCAACCGTACGGTCGCCGTTGGGGCGGGCAACGTCCTTGTCGGCTCACCGACTTCGGGCGCAACGTGGGCATGGTCGAGCGGGCAGACGGTAGCCATTCCGACGGCTTCGAACAACGACCCGCGCAAAGACCTGATCGTTGCCCGGCTCACGACGTCGGCGGTTGAGGGAAGCAACGGCCTTGACATTCAGGTGATTCAGGGCACGCCTGCCCCTTCGCCCCAGGTTCCGGCGCGTCCCGACAACTGTGTTGCGCTGTGTGTGGTCGACGTTCCGAAGGCCACAACTACGTTCACCCTGACGGTAGTTCGGACGTCGGGCGCGTACGCCGATCAGTGCGCCATGGCGAACGGGCACATGTCGATTGACTGGGCGGGTGTGCTGCCTTCTCCGGCGTCGTTCCCGGTTGGATTCACGCTGTACGACTACGGCACGAATCAGCGCTGGGTGCGGCGGTCGGCAGGCGATTGGTATACGGCTGACTTCTCCCCCTGGGTGCTTGTCACCCCTCAGAACTTTCAGGTTGGCGCGACCAACATCACGACGTCGGGCACGCTGTACGCGCGCGAATCGTCGGCTTACTGGGAGTTCTCGGGACGCGTCGACTTCAGCCCTTCATGGACGCCGACGGGCATTGTGTCGTCTATCGGCTCCGTGCCGTCGAGCGTGAGCCGTCCGACTCAGCACACGTACACGATCGTTGGCGAGTCGTATTCGGCAGGCTCGAAGAACGGCGGAACGGCGCGCATGGCGTACACGACTACGGGCGGAGTCGAATTGGCCGCTGACCCGAACGGCGCTATCTCTGCGCTGTACGTGAATGCCCAGCTTTCTAAGTCGCCCTTCAATGCCGCGTAACCGACTCCCTTCGTATAGGTAGGGGGTATGCATGCCTGAATTCGAAGTTCTACAGGTGGACGCCCGGACCGGTGACGTAGTCAATACGTTGCCGGTTACCGGCATCCAATACAGTGAAACTCTGAACGCTGCCGGTACGTGCAATGTCGGTATGCCGCTCGACGCTGCCGACCCTGACACGCTTGCCCCTGGGCGCACGGCTCTTGTGGTGACGCGAGACGGCGAACCGGACTGGGGCGGAATGCTTTGGACGGCGACCGCTGACCTTGCCGCCGGAACGCTCACACTGAACGCGTCCGGGTGGCACAGCTATTACAGCGCGTGCTACCTGGGCGGGTGGCAACCCAGAGACGACGGCGGACGCATTCCCGGCACGTGGGCGGGATACAAGGGCAACAAGGATCAGGCCCTTCTTCTGACCGACTGGATTGAGTGGGCGAACGACAACGGCGGCATCGGCACTGACACGTCAAGGCTGACGACGACCGGCAAGATTCGTTCCCGTGAATGGGGCTTCGCTGAGTTCAAGAACATCGGTGAAGCAATCAATGAGCTTGCCGACGAAGACGGCGGCTTTGACTTCCGGTACGAAACCTTCATGCGCAGCAAGACGCGCGTTGGGAACCGGATTCTGAAGACGCCGCGCGTGTCGCTCGACTTCCCGACGCTGACCCATGGCGTTGACGCCGACGTGTCCCAGGTGGCTTACGACGGCAGCAAGCTTGCAACCCGCGCATGGGCGTTCGGCGCCGACATGGGCACGGGCCTGAAGCCTTACGCCAACGTCGGCAACGTGCTCGACGCGCCGACGCTGACCCAGGTCGTGACGTACGCCGACTTGAAGTCGACCGCTGACCTGATACCGAAGGCCGCTGCGCTTGCCGCCGTTGGCCGACAAGTAATCGCCATTCCGACGCTGAACCTTTACCCGGGCGTGTACGACCCAGCGGAATTCATTCCCGGAGCGTCCGGCTTCGTGACTGCCGATTCCGGCTATGTGCGCTTGCTTGAAGAGTTCGTCATTACGGAACGGCGCGTTGATATCGACGTTAACGGCACGGAGACGGCGGCACTGTCTCTTGCCAGTAAGGAAGTGTTCGTAAGTGGCGATTCAAGCTAACGCGCTGCCGCCTTCACTTGTGGCGGAGCTGAGCGAAATGAAGCGTCGGCTGACTGCCCTTGAGCGGAAGCCGAAGCTAGGCAGCGTGAATGAGCGCATGCCCTTTGGGTCTTTCCAGTCGCCTTCGCTTGAGGGCACCCAGGGTGCGGAGTACACGCACACCCTTGGAGTGATCAACTCGACTGGGCTGAATCAGCCGGTTCTTCTGTGCTCGATTCCGTTTCACATTCCTTGGAGTTCAACGGCGGCACTCGACGTGTCGGTGACCGTGTGGCTTCGGGACATGATCACCCAGGGCAAGACGTCTGAGATCACGATTACGAAGGCCAACGACACGACGCCGGACGGGGGCTTTACCCGAACGATTACGTGGTCTTGGCTGCACCCCCAGCCGATCGGCTTTGATGACCCGAATCAGTGGAAGGGTTTTGCCATTGACTACCGGGTGAACAAGCGCGTGACGCTGGGAAGCGACTCCCTGACGGTCGGCATGGGTAACCCGATGCTGATTACCGGCGTACCGGCAGGCACCTACGTTGAAGAGTCGACCGGCGGCAACCCGCGCATTGACGGCGGACTGACGCCGACGGACGGGGGCCCGGTGACATGGGCCTGAGCGACATTGTCAGCACGTCAGAGATAGTCGGCGGCGCGTGTCTCTTCCTGTTGCTGGTCTATCGGCAGGTGAAGAGCGGCGCGCGGGATGCATGGCGCGACGAAGCTGAGGCACAAACGGCGCGCGCTGACCGACTGTCGAATGACGTTCAGACGTTGGTTACCGAAGTGCGCGCACTGAGGGATGAGAACGCCGGACTTCGTAACGAAGTGGCGGAGCTTCGCGCCGAGAATCGTGAGCTTCGTGAGCACATCGACAACCTGATTGGGGGCGCACGTGCCGATTCCGAATGAGATTCCTACCGTGCGAGTCACGGCGCAGTATGAGGGATTCGGCGGCAAGGGACTGAAGGGCACCGTTACATTCACGGCGCCCTTCGTCACGTTCTCTGAGTCTGACCTTTTCCTTGCCGGTCCGGTCGTGTGCACGCTCGATGAGTCGGGGCGGCTTATCGACGCTGACGGAAACGTTGGCGTTCGCCTTCCTGCCACTGACGCGCCGGACATGAACCCGACCGGTTGGACGTACACGGTTAAGGAGAATCTGACGGGCGTCGTTGGCGCGCGCACCTATTCTCTGTTGCTGCCGAAGGACACGCCCGACAACGTCATTGACCTTGCCGACGTTGCCCCCGCTGACCCGACTACGCCGACGTACGTGCCGGTTCCTGGGCCCAGCGCCTATGACGTTGCCGTGACCGACGGCTTTGAGGGCACTGAGGCTGAGTGGCTGACGTCCCTTATCGGTCCGGTCGGTTCGCCCGGTAACAAGATATGGACCGGCACGGCTTCGCCTACAACGGTCGGCATTGACGGAGACGTGTTCTTTCAGCGCGTCACGGTCACGACCCTGGGCGTTGACTCGACGTCGTACAAGATGTGGACGAAGAGCGCCGGTACGTGGTCGGTCGCGACGGCAGACGTCAAGGGTTCCGTTTGGTACGTGAACAACGTCGGTACTCCGTCGACCGGCGTGCCGCTGGGTGACATGTTGCTTCGGTCCGACACGGGTGACTTCTATCAGCGTGACGCCGCTGGGTGGACGCTGAAGGGCAACCTGAAGGGGCCGAAGGGTGACACGGGCGCGACCGGTGCGGCGGGTGCTGCGGGTGCTACAGGCGCCACGGGTGCGGCGGGTGCTCCGGGAGTCGTTCAGTCGGTCAACGGAATCAGTCAGGCAGCGGTCACGCTTACGGCGTCGAGCGTTGGGGCTGTGCCGACGACGGAGAAGGGCGCAGCGAACGGCGTTGCTTCCCTGGGTGCTGACGGCAAGGTTCCGTCGGCTCAGCTTCCGGCGGCTTCGGGCGGGGGCGCTGTATCGAGCGTCAACACGAAGACCGGTGACGTTGTCCTGAACGCTGCCGACGTTGGCGCCGTTGCCACTACCGCGCTGGGTGCAGCGTCCGGCGTTGCAACGCTCGATTCGGGCAGCAAGGTTCCGACGGCTCAGATTCCGTCGCTGACGTCCACCTACGTAGCCGTTTCAACTAGGGGCGTAGCGAACGGAGTTGCGACGCTCGACGCGTCCGCCGACGTTCCCATTGCTCAGATTCCCGACACGGCGCGCAACACGTGGACGCCCCAGGCACTCGGCTTCAAGGCATGGTCGTGCGACCCGGGCGGCGTGGCGAACCCGGCAGCGAAGTACCTGAAGACTGGGCGCTTGTTCCTGACGGGCTTCAACATCACTGAGTCGACTACGGTCACGAAAATTCTGATGTTCGCGCGCGGGTATGGCGGCGTGCCTGCCGATAGGTACATGGCGGGTATCTACCGGGAAGACGGCACGCGAGTCGTGGCGTCCGCTGCCGTAGCGCTGACCATGGCTGGGCAGGAAGCCGGAACGCTTCCCGCCATGGCGTCCAACCACATCGGAGCCGTGCCGATCACGGTTACGTCGAGCACGCTCACACCTGGGCGTTACTGGGTCGCATGGATTCAGACAATCGGCGGCACGGCTGACTTCGCCTTCTATCACGTACAGAACGAAGCGCCTGTTGCAACGGCCAACTTCTTCAACACGACGACCCCGTTTGCACGTGCCTGGTATCTCGACGGTCAGTCGACGTTGCCGACGACGGTCAGTCAGACGAACGCCGCTGCGCTTGCCGATCACGACATTCCCATTATCGCGCTTGCCTAGTCACCGACTACTCACGTGAGTAGTCAGCCCCTCAGTAATCCGACTGGGGGGCTTTGTGTTGCACAGAAAGAGAGCACACGTTGAGTCTCGCAAAGGTTCTGTCTATCGCGTCCG